CCTTTTTAAAGGTTGCCTTCACTGTATATTCCTGATTTTCTAATCCTCTAACAACCTCGAAAGTTTTCTCAGATGTTTCAGTTGCATAAGTCGTAATGGTTTTATTTGTATCGCCAATATTAAATTCCCATTTGCCACCCATACTATGTACAATCGTTTTAAAAGAAAAACCTGTACCAATGAACTTGAAACTAAAAGTAGCTCCAATCTCCTTAGTAGCAGGTTTATTCTCTGTCGGTTCTATGTAGTAACTTCCTGTTTTAGATTCATAAGGGAAACTGTTGTCTGTTATCACATCTGTTTCTTCTTTTAATTTTCCATAACCTTTAATATAGGTAACAAAGTTTGAAGCATCTATATCTTCGCTAATATTACTAGCATTAAATTCATAAAGAAATTGTTTATCGGTTACAGTACCTAATTCTTTTGCTATGTATACAGTATTTGAAGCATAATCAAACTCTGCTTCAAGATCACTAATTAACTGTTGGTATAAAGCTAACTTATTGTTATTACCAAAGTCATCATAATTAAGTAATTCAGGCAAATCAACCGCATTAAACACATAGTTGTAACCTGTATCTTTAAATATCATATCGAACAAATAATAAGGACTAAATGTTCCTTTATAAGAGTCATATATTCTCCTACTTTTTAAATCATCAAAAAACCGATGATTATTTGTACAATCAACTTTGACTAACTTACCGCCTATTCTTCTACCTCGTGTCGTAATAAGATATTCTTCATTTTTATAAACAAAATAGTTCCTTTGTTGAATCATATCAAAACCATGCTCATTTTCTTCTGTTCTAATTCCTGATACAGTAAGTGATTTCGCCCCTTGTTCTCCTTCTTTAAGAGTACATGAGAATCCATACAAAGGTTCTACATTCCCTTTTCTATCTTTGATACATAATAATTCACTATCCTTCACATACTCACCTACTTATACCAGAAATTAAAATCAAAATTTACTTGAAATAAACCAGTTACTCCACTAACTTCAAAATCATTCCAACCTGAATTTAATTTAATTCGCTTATGATTAGTTTTAGCGAAAATGCTTACTCCATTTTTCAAATGCCTTACCCTATTTAATTCTATTGTGTCTGATGACTTAGTTGTTCCTGAATAACTAAAAACATCACCTGTAGTTTTGTTTTTTATTGTTAAATTACTAGACGCACCTGTAAATTTTATAATTAAAGGTAATTGCTTTGGATCTAACGAAACTCCACCATTATAAACTCTAAATGATGTAGTATTGAAACTATAAACCATATCATCTTCTAAATTTATTCCTCCACCTATTGATTGCCACTCATCATTACTGTAATCAATAGGACTTGATAATGTACTACCTAAAGACCTACAAAAAGGAGAAGAAGAAAGAAAATCGATTGAAACCCTAGAAATCTTATGATTAATCTGTTCAGGTATAAATTCACCGTCAACTTTAACAAACCAAATTTTTCCTGGTTGTCTACTGTCGATTAGACCAATTTCTTCTTCTGTAGAAAATAACTCCATTAATTCATCTGTAATTAATACTAAATCAATATGATCTTTTGCTCTGATAAGAAAGTCTGCAGTTAATTTTCTACCTCCCCATACAGTTCCAGTAGAGATTAAACCATGTCTATTTTCAACTACCTCGTAATTGTTAGTAGGGCTTAAAGATGTTTTCTTAAAATCTAATAACTCGACTCCGAAGTTTCGGTGATCGAATGTAAGATTGTCTTTTACTATAGTTAGATACATTATCGATCACCATCCTCCTCTGTTATTTTTTCTATTTACTTCATCTTGAATTTTAGCATCAATATATGGGAACAATATCTCTGCAACCTCGTATCCATCAATATTTATAGGTGAAGGTGTAACAGTTACATCCACATATCCACCTACTGAAGTACTACCAGCAGATCGATCACTCATATTCTTACCTGCTTCTCTTGCGAATTTCATAGATATATCGTGAGGAATTACTTGAGTTCCATTTGGTAAGTTTACTAACTCACCTCTTCCTCCTTCATTAATCTTAGCAAAGCCACCTTGCCAATCATCAGTACCCCTTGCCAACATTGGAATAGAACTTATCTCAACACCAGGAATTTTATTAATTAAGCTTACAGCAGCATTGATTCCACCGATAACTCCATTCACAAATCCTTTTACTTGTGAAACTAATTCACTTACAGAGCCGGAAATACCACTGAATACTCCATTAACAAAACCAGTTAATCCATTCCAAGCACCTTGAATAGCATCAAAAACACCTGTTATCTTATTGGAAACACTATCCATAATACTTGAAACAGTAGAAAATATAGTACTAAACACGGTAGAAACAGTAGAAATTAATCCACTTATAATTGAACCTACTTTATTTATCGCTGTTCCTATAAAAGTCATGATATTTTGAAACACACCAGAAACAACTGTAAAAACAGTATTAAAAATACCAGTTACAGTTACAATAATAGTTCTAATTATTGATATAATACTGGCAATTATTCCAGCTATAAATACCACTATAGGGGAAATCACAGCCATTATTGCAATAATAATACCTGATATAATAGCGACTATCGGACTTAATGTAGATAGGATTGCAGCTACCACCTGAACAACAATTGTGATAATACTCATAATTACAGGTAATAAGGCTTGAATTACACCAATAATTACTTGAATTATAGCAATAAGAGCTGGTGCTACCGCTTCTACAATGTTCATAAATGCTACAATTAGACTTTGTATTACTGGAAGTAAAGCACTAATAATAACTGCTACCAACGGCATTAATTGAGCTACTAAATCAATCACAGTCATAACAATCTGCATAATTATTGGGAATAGTTGATTAAACAAACTGATTAATACAGGTAAAACTGCACTAACAATACCCATGAAAGTCATACCCAATTGAAAAATTACAGGTATTAAAGTAGCCACCGCTTGCATAATTAAAGGAATAATCGCACTTGCAAGTTGTCCTAAAGCTGTTCCGAGCGTTGCCACAATTGGCAATACCATTGTAACTATTTGTTGAAATGCACTAGTGATTTGAGATCCGAAATTTTGGAAAAGCAGTATAACTATTTTTACTATTGGATTTAAGCCAGCAAAAATAGAAATTAATTGAATACCGAATCCGCTACCAATACCTCCTGCATCTTGAAAACCACTTACTAAGCTACTAAAGAAAGTTGTAAACACAGGAATAACCGCTTGAATTATACCTTTAACAGTTTCAAAAACAGAACCAAATTGCGAACCTAATGAACCAAGAACACTCATTATTTGTGGAGTCATACTTGAAATAGTGCCAATAAATCCTTGTACATAACTTGAGACTGTCTGAAATACTGAAATCACATTATTCCTAAAACTCTCATTCGTAACCATGAAATAAGAAAATGCTCCAGCTAATCCAGTTATCGCAGCTAAAACTAATCCAATTGGACTAAGTAAAAACCCAACTGCAGATACCAGTCCACCAAGACCAATTGCTAACAGCCCCACGAATGTTAAAACGGGACCGAGTGCAGCCAATATACCTACACCTATAGCAATCATTTTCTTAGTACCATCACCTAAGCTATTAAACTTTTCAACTATACTAGTAGTCCATTTTGCCAACTCAGTAATAAGTGGAGTTAACTGGCTCATAACAGAAATAGTTGCAGATTCAATAGCGCCTGATAAGTTCTCTAATGCCCCGCCTATTCCGGCTTTCATTTGTGCGGCAGCTTCAGCACTTGCTCCTGCAGAGTTTTCTAATTCTGTTGTCAACCCTTTAATTCCATCTTGACCTTCGTTCATTAAAATCAACATTCCTGTTGCAGCTTCAGTACCGAATATTGTTGCTAAATTGGACAATTTTTGAGCTTCTGTCATTCCATCCATTGATTTAGATAATTCTCCGATGATTTCATTCAAGGGCTTGAATTTACCCTGTGCATCTAGAACATCAAATCCTAATTTTTCCATTGTCTTTGAAGACTCTTCTGTAGGCTTTGCTAATCTAATTAATGCCATACGTAGTGATGTACCAGCTTGGCTACCATCAAGACCTGCGTTAACCATTAAACCTGTAGCTGCAGATAATTCTTCCATACTGATTCCTAAACTTGCTGCAGGTGCCGCTGCATATTTAAAGGCATAGCTCATATCTTCAATGCCTGCTGCTGTCTTATTGGCAGTCATCGCTAAAATATCAGCAACTTTTCCAGATTGATCAGCTTCCATTTGGAAACCATTTAAAGCAGCCGCTACAGTATTAGCTGTTAGCGCTAGATCTTCTCCTGATGCTTCAGCCGCTGCTATTACTCCCGGCATTGCGGAAATAACTTGATTAGCATCGAATCCTTTTGCAGCCATATCTGTCATAGCTACAGCAACTTCACTACTTGATAAAGATGTACTAGCTCCTAATTCCAATGCAGATTTGGTCATTGCATCTAATTGAGAAGCACTTGCTCCAGCGATAGCTCCTGCTTTACGCATAGCTGAATCGAAATCTGCAGTACTTTTAATTGCGCCTACAAATGGCATTGTTATTCCTGCTGTAATACCAGCCCCAGCCATTGCTGTAGTCTTTCCTAGATTGCTTATTTTTTCCCCGGCTGATTTTACTCGTTCGGATAAATTATTAAGGCTCTCATTAGCGCTTTGAAATGCCCGTGTAAAACCACTAGCATCACCTGTTATCCTTGCACTTAATGTATAATCTGCCATCTATTAACCTCCCTTCTTAGGAAATGTTCGATTGTTAGCTTTGAATATCTTTTCAACCCATGACTTGCCTTTTTTCTTCTCGATATCAAGAACATTCTTAACAGCGTTATCGTTATAATCTTTATCAACTCTGTGTGCTTTCTTAGGAAATAGATCGATAAATTTCTTACCTTTCTTTCGATTGGCATTCCCAATAGCGTTTAGTGCTGCATTTCTAAACCAGGTAGTATCATGAAGAAACTTATTTTCATATTCCTTTCGGATGAATAACTTTTCTTTTTCCGTTAATTGATCAAAATCATTTTTAGACATCCCTAATTGAACAATAAAAAAAGCTAAGTCCATCTCATATTGATAGGGCTTAGCTAATTCAGCTTTTCTTATATCCGCTGGTGTGGGATTATAGTTGTTAGGCAAATCACTTTCGATTAGCTCTAACGGAACAAAAAACCCATATCATCTTGTAATTTTTGAACGATTGCAGTATTAACCGTAATTAAACCATTTTCTTCAACAATCTTGTCGAACATTTCTACAGCTTTACTTTGACTCACAACTGCATTTGTAGATTCCTCTATCAACGCTAATGAAAATAAAGACTCTAAAATAGCATATGGCATAATACCGCTATTCTTAGTTACTTCTCCTATTACACTTGTCTTTGTTACCAATTCTATAGTCTTTAATTTTTGTTTATTATACTTCAATGTGTATACTGTTCCATCTACTGTAAACATTTATTTTCCTCCCTTATTTAAACCGTTGGTGGTGTTTGATCTTCATCTTCTAAATCAACTAATGCGCCTGTTCCTTGTAATGAAATCGTATAGGTAACTGCATCGTCGAACGGTGCCTCAAGGGGATAGCTAGTTAGTAAAGCTAATCCTCCAAACAGATCTGTTTCTGTTTTTTGATTTGTTACTTTTATTAAAAATGGTTCATCACCTTCGAATAATTCTTTCAATTGTTTATGAGAAGCATGATCTCGCACATAAACTCCATCATTATCAATAGACCATTCTTTGAACCCAACAATAAATTGTTTCCAGCCATCCGAATCTTTTGATGTAACCTCAATAGTGTCTTTATCTCGATTGATAGTTAAACCTTGCTGACCTGCAACCGCAAGTAAAGCAGTACCTGTAGAATCCCAAAGAGATAATAGAATATCCTTACCTGCTGTAACTTTATTTAATTGACCTGTTAATTCCGTTTTTAGAGCTTCACTCATATGTAGCCCCTCCTATATTTTCATTTTGTAACCAGAAAAGACTACGAAGTCATAACCTACAATTGCATGTTTTGTACCATCCGCTTCATCTAATATTTGAGAAACACCATTTGGTACTTGTAGAGTTACTTCATAGTCACCTGGTAAATCTATATCTTCTGTTAATGCTTCTTCTAGTTTTTGAATAGCTTCAAATACCTTTGTAGAACCTTTTCCTTCTGTATGTACATGTATTACAACTTGATATCTGTCCTTCTGCATAGTTTTACTTTTTTCTGGAATAGAACCTAGCATTTCAGCGTGGTAATAAGGTACTGGGTTATCTTTAGGAACTGCATCATAACAGCGTAATCCCGTATTTGCTTCCACTTTCTGTATAACTGCAGAAAGAACAGAGATAAACGATAATTTTTGCAACATCTTCTATTACTCCCTCAATTTATCAATTAAATCCTGTTTATAAATAGGTCTTTGAGTATCAACATTTCTTTTCAGATAATATTGACCAGGAACATAGCCACCATTGGCTAATCTATGACCATATTCAACATGAGGAGCATAATGGACTCCATATCCAACCTCATCACCTCTATACTGTGCTGACAATCTTAATTGAGCAGTATCTACAGGTGTTCCACCAGACCGCTGAGATCTTGTATAAATATCTCTAGCGCTCTTTTCAGCAACATCAACAAAGTCTTCACGACTCTTTTGTAGCAACTTTTCTTCTAATCTTTCTAGACCATCAAAAGTAATTCTCACAGATTTTCACTTCCATATCGATTAACAACTAATATTCGCCATCGACTATAATCATCTCCGATAATATCTTTAACGGAGTAATACAAATCATCAAGTTGAACTTGATTTACTTGTAATAAGGTTTCTTTCTTAGCTTTTGTTATTATTTTTCGGTTGTTTACTGTTACGTCTCTGTTATCCAAGGCAACTTCTTTAGCAGTCCAAGAAGAAAAGCGACCTAGTGACTCACCAATTAGAACATTTTCATAAATAGGATTGTTTAGCTGGTCACTTCCTGTTTGTTGATTTCCATAAAAAAAGAGTGGTAAGAATCTCATAAGAATCTCAACACTCCCCTATTTACATTGTCTTGTTTATTTTTAATATCTAGGTATCTGTTTAAATCAGTCTCATATTCTGCTAATATATCATCCACAAAAGTAACACTAAAGGTATCAATATTTTCTGACTTGATACCTTCATTACTTGCTTGAGACTTATTATACATAGCACAAACCACTTCTACTGCTATAGATTCTAACTCAACAGGTAGGATACTTACACCTAACCTTAAATTAAGACGATCGGAAGCAGTTTGAATTAGCTCTTCGAGTAACAGTTGATTAATTTCAGGCTTTCTTATTAAAACTCGATCTTTAATAGCCATATTACTTACCCTTTGTGGCAGTTTCGGCTTCTTTGCCTTTTACCTTTTCAATAAATACTTTATTAGCAGTATTCTTGTCTGTACTAAGTACACCTAATCGACTCTTTGTAACCTTTACACCTTCACGGGGAAAGGTATCACCTACTTTATAAACATGTTTGTTATCCTCTAAATCTTTAAAATCAGCGATAACTTTATACATCTATATCACCCTTCCTTAAACTTCAGGAGTTGGAGCACTAATTGTAACTTTAATTACTCCATCAAGACGTTCTGCGAACAATTTCACACCTGATAAAGCAATTGTTTCAGCAGTAAGGTTATTCTTTTGGATGTCATGTGTTACACCAATTAAACCTAATTCTTCAGTCGTAAAGTCAAATGCTTTACCAATTTCTCCACCTGTTAATTGAACGTATGCTAATACAATATTCTCTGGTGCAGTTGCGTATACAGTTCCTTTTGGTACAGAAGAATTGATAATAACAGTGCCGATTCCTGCAAAGTTTTGTACGTATTGTAGTCCAAATGCAGTTTGTACAGATACTTCTGCTTGTGTTAGATAGTCTGCAATATCCAGTGGATTAACAAATGCAATAGTTTCTACAGCGTCATCTTCGAATAAAACTTGAACTTTTCCCCAAGCTTGAGCAAATGCTCCTTTTAAGTTTGTAGCTGTAGCTGTGCCAGTACCAGTTCCCAAGAAATTAAAGAAGTCAGTTCTAACCCCTTTTTGAATTTCACGAAGTAACTTTTCATCTGATTCAACGATTGCTTGATCATATCCATGTTTCTGAATTGCTTCAACAGATGCTGCTTTACGGTATTTCTTGAAAGCTAATTCGATTGAAGGTCCCGCTGCCGTAGTTACTTTAGATAGTGGAATAGTTTCCCCTTCTCCTACTGCTGAATTTGAAGCCATTGTTACACTAGAAGTGTAAGTTTTAATAGTCATTCCATTTGCTACAGGCATTTTACGTGTTACCCCTAATGCCTCGATTAATTTAGATAGGTTAGAACCAAAACGTTCTACGAAATCAATTGATTGTACCTTTGAAAAGTCACCTGTTTTTGTTAAATTAGTTTCTGCCATTATAATTTTCCTCCTATTGGAACAAATGAATGTTCTCTTGAATTTGTTGTTGTCGTTTAATTGGGTCTTTTTCTTTCATAATTTGTTCTTTAGTAATCGTTTTATTGTTTGTTGTTACTTTTGGTGGTTTACCAGCTAGTGCTTTCTTAACACCATCTTCAACTTTAGCGTTCACTAGAGCCACAAAGGAATTAACTGCAACCTGTGTTTCTTCCGCTGTTTCTTTTACAACAAAAGAAAGTAAATCATCATCTACACTAATAGCATTATCAGAAAGCATCTTAGAAGCTTCTTTGGATAATGAATAAAATGATTCTTTACGTCTGTATTCAGCTATTTCTTTTTGGAGTTTCTCTAACTCATACTTTGCTTTTTCATCTTCATTCATCTTTGCTAATTTCTTAGCTTCATCAATCGCCTTTTCTGCTGCTTTCTTTTCACGAGCAACACGATCCTTCACCATCTTTTGGACTTCTTCTTCCGTATAAGTCTTAACGGATTGATTCTTGTCTTCTGTTTGATCTTGATTATCCTGATTATCATTGTTATTTTGGTTATCGGAATCATTATCTTCTTCAGCAAAGAATTGTAAATCCAATGGTAAAAATTTATCTGTTTTCATATTTATCTCCTCACTCTTTGTAAGTCTTGGTCGACTATTCTACTCATGCAGTTTAACGTCACCAGCAAGGATATGGACAAAATAAAAAAGCCTTTTTACTTTTCTACCGGAATAGCTGTAGTTCTGCAGCGAGCATGAAAAGGCGGGTAATTTACTGCTACTTTCGCATTCTCCATTTCAAACTGTTCACCATCTAGATTCTTACATGTTCTACTAGTTTTGCGATCTAAAACTGCTGAAATCTCATATCTACTAATTTTTGCATCCATAAACGCTTGTTTATTGGCTTGATTCATTACAAAGTTATACTCAGTTTGAAGAAGTCTCATAGCATCATTTCTACCAACGCCTGTACGATGTTGAATAACTTTAGCCATCTGCTTATAATCATCTCCACGAATAAAACCATCTCGAATTTCATTATTAAGTAATCTGATTAACTTTTCTTTATTACCCCAAATACGAGTAGAGAAATTACCTTCATCAATCCATTTTTCATTGATTGTTTGACTCATAACTACAGAATTGACCATAAAAAAACAAGGTGCATTGTTTAAGCCCTTCATTGTTGATAGATATCCCTTTTCATATGTTTGTTCAAGTAACTTCTGGAATTGTTCTTCCTCATATACTCCTAATTCAAGCAGATTCATTCTAATATTTAGTTGTAATCCTTCAAGCCTATTAAGTTTATAAATAGACTCTCTAACAGGCATTAAGTGAGTATACTTAGGATATTTCTTAGAAAATGCTTCGTAATCCTGGTACAAAAGGTTTCTTTCTCTTTCAGAAAGTGATAAGACTAATTTACGATATTCAATAACATCATCTTTCCCATACTTAGTGTAAAATGAAGCTATTTCTTTATTGATTTGTTCTTCAATTCTCAAATATTCCTTATTCAGTTTCTTCTCAAATTTAGCGTTTGTTTTATCCTGAGCAGTGAATAGTTGGATCATTCGATTTTCCCAATAGGATTTACGTTCAGCATCCATTATTTATCACCAGTCACAAAGTCACCATCTTGGTTAGTGCTATAATCACTAGCTGAATTTTCTGTTTCAGCTAACATTCTCTCAATCTCCTGTTTAGGATTATCTACTATAGAAAGAACACCTAATTGAGTTTCCTTAGATACAACTCCTTGTAATTTACCAGCAGTTTCAGCTTCATCAGCAATGTTTCTTGGGATATTTCTTGTAAACTTATAATTTAAATTACGCCATTCATCTTTCTTAGAAGCTTCCATATTTGTAGGTAAATTGAATACCATTTTAAAACGTCTATTCATACCAGCAGTGAACTTACGCTCTTTCATTGCAGCTAAATTTTTCATGGGTTGTAATTTAAATTCAAGCGCAACACCTGAAGCATCTCCAAACGATTCATCATTAATATTAGCTACCATACTAATCTGATAAATTAATCGTTCTAATCGATCAAGTAAGTGTTCCTGAGAAGCATCTCCGTTTGGTTTTTCCATAAATTCAACGATTATATCCTTAATATTGTCAGCACCATGTAAATTAATGATTCGACTATCACGGATAGTTTGTAAATCTTCTTCTTTTAACTCTACACCTAATGCTTTTAAATAAGAGTCTGCGAAGTAGTCCACATCATCATTTTTTGCACTAATCGTAGAATCGTAAGAATTTATCAAAGTTTCAACCGATTCAAATATAGATTTTCTTTCTTCATTCTCTATGTATTCAATTACTTGTACATCACCATAATATCGAGGTTGTTCATCAGATAATATCAGTCCATCTTTACCTTCAGAAATAGTAATTTCCTTATCAGCAGTAAATAATTGACCTCTAATGCCATCATCGGTTTGCATATACCTAACCGCGAATAAAGGTTTTTGTGCAATAGTATTATCATGGACAAGAAACATATCTAACGGACTATTGTATGTACAACATGTTTCTGATAACTCATTTTGATAAAGTATTTCAAACGCATGACCGTATATTGAAGTCATTTTACTTAATTCCGCTTGGTTATCGTCCATATCATTTAACTTTAGAAAATTGTCTGTACGCTCATTTACTCCTGCATCATCATGACTTACCTTAATAGGAATTCCTATGAAGTAACCGTTGAACGTATCAACAATATACTTTGCATAA